ACCCAACCAGAACAACAACAAAATCTCCGACACCATGCAGATTGCCGGCTTCACTGAGGTGATCGATGCGAAGCTGCGGTACCCAAACACCGCGCTGCTGTACATCGAGTTTTCCGCCGAGCAGTTCCGGAATATCCCGGCGGTGACCATCGAGACCAAACTCAAGAAGATGCAGGTGCCGAGCAACTACGATCCCGTGGCGCGGAGCTACACCGGGGTCTGGGACGGCACTTTCAAGCAGGCGTGGACCGATAACGCGGTCTGGATGACCTATGACATCACCACCGCCGACCGCTTCGGCCTTGGTCGCCGCATCAAGCCATGGATGGTGGACAAGTGGGAGCTTTACCGCATCTCGCAGTACTGCGACCAACTGGTGCCGGACGGTAAGGGCGGCATGGAGCCGCGCTTCATCTGCAACCTGAACTTGCAGAGCAAGGCTGACGCCTGGTCCTTGCTGCGCGACATCTCGGCGATCTACAGGGGGATGACCTACTGGGCCCAGGGCCAGGTTTTCACCCTGTCGGATATGCCGCGGGCCACTGACTTCGACTTTGCCTACACCAGGGCGAACGTGATCGATGGCAAGTTCACCTATTCCAGCGCATCGGAGCGCACCCGATACACCCGGGCCTTGATCAGCTACGACAACCCGGCGAACAACTACGACACAGATGTCACTGCGGTGACGGATGCCAAGCTTCAGCGTCGATATGGCGACAACCCGCTGGAGATCAGCGCGATCGGCTGTACCCGTGAGTCTGAGGCTCAGCGTCGCGGCAAGTGGGCGTTGCTCACCAACTCCAAGGACCGCGCCATCTCGTTCAAGGTTGGCCTCGACGGACGGATCCCACTGCCTGGCTACGTGATCCCTATCGCTGACGAGCTTCTGGCTGGCCGTGCTGTGGGTGGTCGGATCGCCGAGGCGAACGGAAAGGTCATCAAGCTGGACCGTGACACCCAGGCCAAGCCCGACGACCGGTTGATCCTGAACCTGCCCGACGGCAAGTGTGAGGGTCGCACCGTGCAGTTGGTCAGCGGTCGTCAGATCACGGTCACTACGGCGTTTTCCGTAGCGCCTGAGCGTGAGTTGGTGTGGGCGCTCGACGCTGACGACCTGGCCATCCCGCTCTATCGCGTGACCAGCGTGGCGCGTCCGGAGCCTGGCGTTTTTGAGATCTCGGCCGTGCAGTACGACCCGAGCAAGTTCGCGCATATCGATACCGGTGCTCGGCTGGAAGAGCGCCCAATCAGCGTGATTCCGGTCACCGTGGTTCTGCCGCCGGCGAGCGTCACGCTGTCGTCGAACTACGCCGTGGACCAGGGCATCGCCATCAGCACCATGAACATCTCGTGGCCCGCCGTGAATGGTGCAGTCGCGTATGACGTGGAGTGGCGCAAGGACAGCGGAAACTGGATCAAGGTGCAGCGTACTGGCTCGACCAGTGTGGACATTACAGGGATCTACTCAGGGGCCTATTTGGCTCGCGTACGTTCGGTGAGCGCCTTCGAGATCTCATCGATCTGGAAAAGCTCCAACCTGACCAACCTCGAGGGCAAAACCGGGCTTCCGCCGGCGGTGTCGTTCCTGACCACCACCAGCAAGGTCTATGGCATCGGTATTCAGTGGGGATTCCCGCCGGGCGCCGAGGACACCCAGCGGACGGAACTCTGGTATAGCCAATCGCCGGACCAGACGACCGCGATCAAGCTGAGCGACTTCAGCTACCCGCAGGCCAAGCACGAGATGCAGAACATCCTGGCGGGCGCGAGCTTCTTCTTCTGGGCTCGCCTGGTGGATCGGACCGGCAACATCGGGCCTTTCTTCCCCGTTACCGGTGCCGTGAATGGACGGGCCAGCTCTGACCAGTCTGAGTACGACAAGTACTTCGCGGACAAGATCGGCAAGGGGGCGCTGTATCAGAGCCTACGGGAGGAGATCGAGCTGATTACGGGCGATGGCCCCGGTTCAGTGAATGAGCGCCTGGAGGAGGCCAAGAAGGAGTTCAACGACCTCATCAACGAGATCGTCGACGCTCTGGAGTATGACCCGGCCAAGACCTACGCCAAGGGCGACATGGTCCGCGTTGGCCAGCACCTGTTCCAGGCAACGAAAGCGGTACCGGTCAACACCACTCCGCCAAATGCCAGCTACTGGTTCGACATGGGCACCATCGCCGAAACCAACGACGCCATGGCCCTGGAGATCAGCAAGAACAAGTCGGCCATCGATAACGTGGACGGGAAGGTCACGGCCACCGCAGAGAAGCTGGACGGTGTTTACGCAACGATCAAGGCGGAGTCGGCAGGGAACGAGTCGGGCAGCGCAGGTGATGACACCTCCTCAGCGGGCGTCTGGTCGCTGATGTCTGCCATTGCTGAGCGGGACTTTGCTCAGTCTGTACGAACGGACATTGTTGAGGCAAAGGTCAGGGATAACGCAGCCAGCATCACGACTGTGCAGCAAACAATCGTGACCGATAAGGCTGCGACGGCCGAGGAAATCAAGACGCTCAAGGCGAGTGCTGGAGATAACTCGGCAGCAGTGCAGACCGTCAGCAGGGCCTTGGCCGACACAAGCAAGGCGCTGGGCGAGAAGATTGAAACCGTTCAGGTTGCCTCCGGCAAGAACACCGCCGCGATTCAAGAGACCAACCGGGTTGTCGCCGCCACCGATGGCAAGGTGTCAGCGATGAAGACCCTCAAGGTCGAGACCCTCAGTAACGGCAAGAAGGTCATGGCGGGGCTGGCGCTGGGATCTGATGGCGATACATCGGAAATTATCGCCTTCGCTCAGCGCTTCTCAGTAGTCAATGAAATCGACGGCAAGGTGATCCCGATGTTCGTCGTAGAAGGCAATCAAGTGTTTTTCAATACCGCGATCATCAGCACAGTATTTGTCCAGCAGATCATCCTGGGTATGACGATTCGATCTGAGGCCGTTGACTCCAAAGGTAAACCACTACTGGAGATCGATGTGAAGGCTGGGACATTCACGCTCCGCAGTTCTGGAGCAGGCGGGTCATCACTTCTCAATAACGACGGACTCTTCGTTTATGACGTAGAAAATATCGAGCGCGCGGCTATCGGGAGACTTTCATAATGGCTGAATATGGAGTGCGCGTAAGAGACGCGTCAGGAGTTGATACACTTAATACAAGCACTACTGTTATTAGAACCTTGGCCGTTAAACGTATTACGGTCCCGCCTTTGGCGGATCGGTTCTTTAGCTATGTCAATATGCCAGAGGTAACTGCTGAATGTTTTGTGGTGGCTAGTCGTGTTGACGTTACCGGGGAGCGGGATACTATGCCAGGTGTCTTTTGGTCAGTCGGGCAGCTGCAAATAAAATTAGGTGCGGGCTTGGTACTTGATATATTTATATTGAGGGGATAGCGATGCAATATGGTATTCGCACATCAAATGGCTCTGCTATTACGCAAATGGATTCGGAGAGTAAGGTTTTGACGGTGGCCGCGAGTGGTAGCTATGCCAGCGTCAATAGCTACGAATTTACAATTACTTACGCTACGCCGATAACCACGCAACAAAAGCCATTTATTTTTCTGAAGCCAAGCGGTCTTGGCTTTACGAAGCTTATTTTACATCTTGGCGGTCCAGGTAACTGGACCGGCTTCTATGCAAGGGACACTGGTAGCGGAAAATGGATGGCCGGCGTATTTAACTCGATTGTACAGCCGAGTCAGTACGATATCCGGATTACTGACTCTTCCGGCTCCAGGCTGTTTAGTGGAAGTGACAATATAATTCAGTTGAAAGGGGCTCCTAATTCTACAAATTGGGTATTTAACAGTGAAGGCTTCCAGTCTGGTGGGGTTTATTGGTCTGGAATTCAAGCTCCATGGACGGGCTCATTCGATGATTATTTTCTAGCCTCTACAGCCGCTGCCGGTCGGGTTTACAACGGGAATAGTACCCAAGAGACACAAATAGGGTTCTCTGCAGGAAACCGGCAAGTTATCAAGGGGTTTATCGGTACTCTTATTGGCTCTGAAACTGGTGCAGTATTTAGTGGTCGTACCACTTTCGCTGCTAGACCCATGCGCCCTATTTAAGAATGAATGAATACCGAAACCCGCGATGTGCGGGTGTTTTTTTGACTGGAGAAAACGATGGCAAGACAAGAGATCATCCTGGGCACGCCACCACAAGGGATTGGTGGTGATACGCCACGAGCTGCAAACATGAAGATCAATGCCATGACGACTGAGTTGTATGGAGTAACGAACAGTCTTGCGAATGGCACAGGAAAGCCGTTGCTTGCAGCTGTTGGTGTCCGGGCATCTGCAATCGGGTTATTTGGCGTTCAGGGTGGGTACATTGGGTGGAACGGGCAAGAGGTTAGCGGTTATAGCGGCGAGATGAACTTTGTCTGCAATCGCGGGAGCGGGACAGGGGGCTTCACCTGGCGGTCAGTGAACGCCATGAATACTGAAAGCGGCCCAGCTATGACGTACAGCTATAGCGGCGTTCTAGATGTTGGTGAAATCAGCACTCGACTGATATCCCCGTTCCGGGTTCGAGAGACAAATGGTCGGATTGGGTCTGGTGCCGGCCTTTACTTCGGGTGGAATGAATCAGGTTACATCGGCGAGTCGAACTTTATTTGTAACAACAATGCCTCTAACAACCCCGCTGCTGGGGGGTTCAGTTGGCGAACCGTCAATAACATAAACACTGCCAGCGGTCCAACAATGAGGTACACGTACGCGGGCGACCTTTCGGTTCCGGGCACGGTTGTACAGGGCTCTGATCGTCGCCTGAAAATCAACGATGTCGAAATCACGAATGGCCTGGAGAAGATTCTGCAGGTCCGCCCAGTGGAGTTCGACCGCCGCTCAATGCTGACCGACAAGGAGTACCCATTCCACGAAGCGGGCGTCATCGCTCAAGAACTCCATGACGTTCTCCCGATACTGGTTACCCCTGGCGATGACGACGAGTCACAGGAAAGTATCTGGCGAGTGAACTACACCGGGCTTATCCCCTATCTGATCTCCGCGATCAAAGAGCTAAAGTCCGAAATTGAAGAGCTGAAAGCCGGAAAGACCGGCCCAGCTTAAAGCCTCTGTCCGCAACAAACGCACCCCGCCACCGAGCGGGCTTTTTTTCGCCTGGAGAAAGCTATGACCCCAACAATTCCTCGCGGCGTACGTTCAAATAACCCCGGCAATATCGATTACAACCCCGCGAACCAGTGGCAGGGCCAGCTCAAGCCAGACCCGGCTATCGAGAAGCGCTTCGCCCGGTTCGATACGCCCGAGAACGGTATCCGCGCCTTGGGCAAGCTGTTGCTGACCTACCAGCGCAAATACGGGCTCAGGACCGTGAAGGCCATCATCAGCCGATGGGCACCACCCGAGGAGAACGACACGGCGGCCTATGTGCATGCCGTCGAGGCGAACACCGGCACCGCGCCGGGCGCAGAGATCGATCTAACACAGGCCCAGGTCATGCGCGGCTTCGTCAAGGCAATCATCCATCACGAGAACGCAGGGTATGCCTATCCGGACGCGGTTCTAGCCGAAGGTGTGCGCAGGTCGCTGATATGACCCTGGCGCAGAAGTTGGCCGTCCTTGTGCTATTGGTGATCCTGCTGCCGGCCCTGGGTGTCAGTGGCGGGGTTTGGCTGGCTGCTCAGCATTACCGGCCGCTGCTCGACACTGCGAACACCAATCTGGCCAACGTCAAGTCGGCGCGTAATAACCTTGAGGCGCTGGTGGGCGAGCAGGGTAGGAAGCTGGGCGAGCTGGTACAGGCAGGAAAGGAGCGCGAGCAGCGCGCCGCGCAGGCCGAGGCTGACGCCAGCGACCTGGCCAAGCCAGAGTATTCAGCGGCGAACCGTTTGCTACAGGAGCGAATCGGTGGCGATCCCGCTCAGGCAGCAGCGGCCATCATCGATCAGGAGTTGGGCTTGTGAACGACAAAGCGCACTGCAAAATATTCCAGAAATTATTCCTGACTGGGTTTCTGTTATTCATGGCCGGATGCGAAACTCGCGAACCCGAGGTGCGCACAGTGCGGGTGGAGGTGCCTGTGCAGATCCCATGTAGGTCGCGGGAGGTGGAGGTGCCACCATGGGCGGCGTCGGGGCTCAAGAAGTCCGATAGTCTGGAACTGAAGGTGAGGGCGCTATTGGCCGAACGGCGCCAGAGAGTTGGGTACGAGCTGCAATTGGTAGCGGCAGTTGGTGCGTGTCGTTAGTAACGCACCAACTGAACAGAGTCTAAATTATGGCGTCTGACAGGCCGATGCGCTTAAGCTCTTTTGGATGATTTTGTTTCAGGCTTGCAAAAATATATTTTACAAAGCTAGCACTTAAGTGATTCCAGTCTTCCATAAACGGGATGCCGTTGCTGCTTGATGGGCATTTCTTTTTGTCATAACCACACATTAAGTCGATTATGTCGACAAAGGTGTACTTGAGATCGCTTGGCACTTCTCCAGAAGTTGCAAGAGACCTCTTGTCAGGGTAGATGGCTAGGTCGATGCATCTTTTAGCATCGCTGCGAGCCACAAACATAGCATTCATGCAGGTCCCTGTTTTTTCTACCTCAAGTTGGTAGTAATTGCCGAAAATGTATGTGGTTGCTCCTGTTCGCTCAGCAAGTGACTTTAGCAGTGCGAAGCGAAATAGGTTTGCCTCATATTCAAATGGTCTGTAGGAAACAAGAAGTATCTTTGTTGTTGAATTAATCACGGAGTCGTCATTTAGGTATTTGACTAGCGTTGCACAACCTTCCTTGTACATGGATTCTTCTGGAGAGGCTGTGATTGTCTTTCCGTTTATTTGTACGTCGCAGTGGAGAAATGTTACCGCTACCACACGATATCGGGAGTGGTCGATATTTTCGTTTATTCCTACTGACCAGTTTTTAACATAAGAGTCGCCAATTATGAGTATAGTTTCTTTTGGTGGCGGCGAAACTTTATAGAATTCGCTTACCTGGGAGTCGTTCGTGAATTTTAAGTTTAGATTATTCTCGATGGCTCTAGCCTCAGCGCTATAGAAGCTATCCACGCGACCAGGGAAGCCCAACTGATTGTTTCCGACAAAGCCAATGACGGCCAGCACCAGCGCTACGGCCAGTGTTGATCCTATGACTACGCCCGACTTTTGACCCTTGGCTTTGCGAGTAGGGTTCTCGATAAACTTGTAGGTCAGTACCGACAGGACAACGGTGGCCAGGATCAAAGCTGCGATCACGGGCTTGCTTAAGTCGTGGGCCATCCTGAGCTTTGCAAATGCAAACAAAGGCTGATGCCACAGATAAGCGCTATAGCTCAGCAGTCCTGCGGACAGGAATACGCGCATTGTCAGAAGCCGGTGGGCTACGGTTCCTTCGCGCGCAAATTGGATGATTAGAACCGCACCAATTACCGACGGCACGGCATACAGGGCGTCCAGTTTGGCTATTTTTTTGTAGGCGAATATAGAGGTGATGACCAACACCAGGCCTAAAATGCTTCCGATATTGTTAACTGTGCGATTGCTTGACCTCCATCCGATCAAAGCAACCATTGCGCCGGCTAATATCTCCCACGCGCGAGCCGGAAGTAAGTAGAAGACACCAACTTGGTCCTTGCCATAGAACCAGACAGCAAAGGCGAGGCTAGAAACAAGAGCAACGGCTATGATGACGGTGATTGCTTTGACTCCTGCTCGCCATAACAACATTATTAGCAGGGGGAAGAAAACGTAGTACTGTTCCTCTACGGCCAGGCTCCAGGTATGGAGTAGAGGCTTTAGTTCTGCTGCGGTGTCAAAGTAACCGCTCTGCATCCAGAAGAGAATGTTTGAGCCGAATGCCAGCGTGGCCATTATGCTCTGTGCAAAAGATTTTAACTCTAGTGGCGGAAGAATGAACCAAGCAACAGGAATGGTACAGGCTATTACGAACAGAAGTGCCGGTAAGATTCGCTTCGCTCGTCTTTCGTAAAAAGATGCCAGGGTAAATGTCCCTGCGCTCTTTTCAGCCATTATGATAGAGGTGATTAAATACCCGCTGATCACGAAAAAGATATCGACGCCAACAAAACCACCTTTGAACTTGGTGATCCCTGCATGAAATAAAATAACAGGGATTACTGCGAGCGCCCGCAGACCGTCAATCTCACCTCTGTACTTCATGTAGCTGTTGCTCCGTCTTTATGCGATTTGTAGCGGTTGCGCATTCTACTTGTACCGCTCTTGATACGACAGCCTGCCGTGCCGCTTGCCCTGGCGGATGCTGGACGAGCACCGGAATCACCAACGCTTGCGACCAAGGAATGGTCGCCGGCCGTCACACCACCCACCTCGCAAAGGATTGCAAAATGACAAACCCAATCGTTCCATGGATGGGCGGTAAACGCCGCCTGTCGAAGCGTCTGCTGGCGCTCTTTCCTGACCACGAATGCTACGTTGAGGTTTTCGCCGGCGGCGCAGCTCTGTACTTCAAGCGAGAGCAGCCTGCCCAGGTTGAGGTGCTCAACGACATCAATGGGGATCTGGTGAACTTGTATCGAGTGATCCAGCACCACCTGGAGGAGTTCGTGCGGCAGTTCAAGTGGGCGCTGAGTTCCCGGCAGATCTTTGAATGGCAAAAGATGACCGTTCCGGAGACCCTCACTGATATCCAGAGGGCAGCGCGGTTCTTCTATCTCCAGCACCACGCCTTCGGTGCCAAAGCAACAGGCCAGACCTTCGGCACCGGGACCACCAGACGACCTATCAATCTGCTCCGGATCGAGGAGAACTTGTCCGAAGCCTGGCAGCGCCTGACCGGAACCTACGTTGAAAACCTGCCGTGGCTAAAGTGCGCCGAGAAGTACGATCGGCCTCACACCTTCCACTATATGGACCCTCCATACTGGCAGACAGCGGGATACGGGGTCGGGTTTGGTTTTGAGGAGTACGAGCGAATGGCCGACTTCATGCGGACCTGCCAGGGCAAGGTGATGGTCAGCATCAACGATCACCCGGATATCCGGCGGGTGTTCGAAGGATTTCGTCTGGAGACGATGGATATCCGGTATAGCACTGCCAATCCCCGGAAAGGATCGGCCGCTGTGACTGGCGAGCTGGCGATCATGAGCTGGTAGTTGGCCAGCGCCTGGTGTGTTTCAAAATAAGGATTGTGTTCGTTCGGCAGGACGCAGGGGGGAGGGAGTTGTACGGGAAAATTCTTCCCCAAAATGCAACCGTTTGGACCAGTGTTTATTGGGTTTTAAAGAGTCGCTACTTCAGTGCTTTTAGATGGTCTATTTGTAGCTCAAGGCCTTGATTTTAAAGGCCTTAGCTGGTTTTTATGCGGCGTCCCAGGCTTTGACACCATGATTGGACGGTCAGAACCGGTCTTTCCTGCGCAAAACCTCCGTTGCAGGCCACGGTTTACCGTTTGCATAAGCACAAAAAAATGGATGTTTTGCCACCATTTAAAAGGTCTATACACGTTTAAAATCAACATCTTAGCTCTATAAAGCCCCCAGCATGGGGTGCTAGGGGTCGAGTGTTCGAATCACTCCGTCCCGACCATATTTTTCAATGAGTTAGCCCAATCTTTTCAGGTTGGGCTTTTTCATGCGTAGGGACTTTTGCGGGGGATCATCCCGATTTCCTCCTCAAGATGGTCAGCGCTGGCCCGCGAGAGTCAGTTGCCGACACTTTGTTCGCAGCCTCAATCAGATGCTGCAGCTCCGGGGTAGAATAGTGGCTGGTGATGCTGCCGTTCTTATGCCCCAACAATGCCTTCCGATCTTCCTCTGTCACGCCTGCTGCACGTAGCCTTCTGCCAAAGGTGTGCTTCAAGTCGTGAACGCGGAAAGCCCTGAACCCTGGATGCGCCGGCGACTGGTTGGTTTGTTCCCATTTGTCCGCCGAACGCTTCCTGGCCTTCCTCCAGGCCGAGTCATTCATTCTGTCCATGGTAGTGGCCCCATATTGATCTGGCTGTCCGTATCAACTCTTGGCCAGCCGTCGAGCCCACCTGAATCCATCCGGATTTATCGCGGCCGTAGTTTTCTGTCTTGAACAAGCGATACCTGTTCCGGTGTCCGGTTCCGGGCGATGAGGTCTCGGTGTTCATATAGAACGCCACGCCATCCCGTCGTACCTGAAGGACTGTCTTAGCCATGGGACGAATCACCTTGAAAGTGGTCAGCCAGCACTCGGCGCGCGTCGATCCCGCGCGATGCTGACATGACGTAGATCTGGCTGAAGGTGGTCTCCCGATGTTGTAGGGCGTTGAACAGTTCGATCAGGCGCTCGCCCACCTGTCCGTTGCGGCGGCTCATAGGCCTGAGCTCACAGCTGGCGGGAGCGAAGCGGCGGCACTTGCCAGCGCATCCAGCAGCAAGGTTTGGCGGTTCTGTCCGTCCAGGTACTGACGCACGGCCCGGACAAACACGCTATTCATACTCCGGTCAGCGGCATTCGCAGCTGCTTCGATATCGGCACGCAGCCCGTCAGGCAGGCGTACCACAAATTTGTCAGCGGTACGGGAGTCGTATTGGTTAGTACTCAATGTGTTTCTCCAGGCAAGCCGATAGCCGGCCGCGATGATGGCTCTCGTAAATATTTGGATGTGCTCTGTTTCGCCATGAGGTGGCGAAGGAGTGGCTATAAATTAGCAATAGCTAAATAAATTAGCAAATTGTTTTTGAGGTTTCCAGATTTGCTAATTCTTCTTCAGGGGAGGAGGCTCTTAACTCGTAGTGGCGAAGTAATGGTGCTAAATTCGGCCTCATCACGGTTGGGTCGGCTTAGGTATGAGATCCGTCGATCTCAAGACAGAAAGGGACTTTATGAAAAAAATGCTTCTTGGCCTCTCAATGGTCGCGCTTCTCTCGGGTTGCGCCACCAGCGGCACAAAAATCGAACAAGCCCAGATCGACAGTTTGATCAAAGGTAAAACCACCAGCAGTGAAGTGATTGCTCTTCTCGGCCCACCAACGGCGGTCACTCAGAACTCTGACGGATCGCAAGTGCTGGGTTGGGGCTATGCCTACGTTGGCTTCGCTGGTATCGGTACCGAGGTAGAGAGCACGACGGTAACTATTGCTCAAGATGGGACCGTGAGCAGCTATGCCCGAAGCGGTTCGAAGGTCGGGGGAGGAGCACCATCTACTTACAGCGCCGTCCCCGTACAGCCGACCCCGGGCCCTATGACCAAGAGTCAGTACAAGCAGGTTCAGCTCCAGAAACTCACAGAGCAGAACTTGCCTTACGACGAATACCAGAAGCGCTATCAGGAAATAATGGCCCAATAGGTCTACTTGGATATTTAGTCATGCCCCTAACTAAGGCCAACCAGCAGCTTCGCCGCGACCTCAAGGCGATCGCCTCCAACCTTGAGCAGTCCTGCGTCGATCTGGTCAAGCTCGCGGAAAAGCTCAGTGATGCCGATGCCATAGGATTGATGGGATTGGTGGGTACGCTCCATGAGGAAGCTGACCGGTTGGCGGGGTATGCGGATGAGGTGACGGTAGGAAGGATTGTGCGGACAAACGAATGAATAGCGGGTCGGATGGCTTCTGGCTGGGAATGCACATCTCGTCTATATGGCATCCCGGCATGGCCGGTAATGAGGGAGTGTTAGAGCGGTATGACTGATCAGAGAGAAAATTTTTCGACTAATAACGACGGAGCGATAGTAATAAAATACGATGATATGCTGCGCTTCATGAACGCCAAATTCAGCTCAACCACTTGCATTCAATGCGGGGAGAGTAAGGGCTGGACTGTGGATACAGGCAACACTTCGGGATACGACCCATCCAAGCTAACAATTTATAAAATGGAATATGCGACGGGAGTGATTTATCGTCCATTTGTCGTAATGTCCTGCAATAACTGCGCAACAATCCGTCAAATGTCTGCAAGTACCGTCGACGAATGGATAAGAAACAACCCGGAGATGAACGAATGACCGTTCATCACGGCCCATGGGATCATGACACCAGACCTAGGCACAGCGATGGCGTAGCGGAGAAGACATCAAAACTGGACGCTGCTGAAGATTTACCCCATTCTAATTTCATGACAGACATTACTCGCGAAGAATTCAATGCCAAGCTCGAGACCATCGAAGTCAAGATGGATGCTCGTGTTGAATCTGTGTCAGCAAAAATCGAAGGGTTTCTTGCTGTGCAGGTTGAGCGTGATAAGCGTCTCGACGCTGTTATTGCTCAAATCAGCAAGGATAACGGAGAAACAAAGTCCAGCATCAGCTCTATGAAAACTACGCTCATAGTCACTGCTGTCTCGACTGTGTTAGCAATCGTGCTCGGTGTAGCGGGTTTCAATACAGCACTTACATCCAATATGCTTGGCGCCTTCCAGTTAGGCAAAAGTGACCAGGCCAGAGCATCGGAAGCGATCACAACGCAGGCGCCCAGGGTTGCCATTCCTCCGCCCTCAACACCTCCTGCGGCGCAGCAGAAATAACTTAAGAAAGCCCGGCCCGCGCCGGGCTTCTTGTTTCTACGACATCCTTTTCACCCACCATTCACAGGACGGGGCGCAAATTGCCTCGACTCCTTTGCAGAATCCCTTTAGGCCCGTACGCGGGTCATTTTTTTGCCTGTTGCTACGCTTTCCATGCCATCGAATGGAGTCGAAGCCATGTCCGCCCCACAATACTCACTCCCTGATACGCTTGAACGAATCTATGAGAACCAGCTCGCCCTAGAAGCGGCACTGATGGAGCTGACCCTTCTCGTCGAGAACCTGGGCCATGACGTGGCCGGAGATAACGTACGCGGCGCTCTGCACACCATTGGTGAGAACGCTGGGCATATCAAGCAGGGGGTGGCTAGGTTGAGGGCACAAGGGCCGGATTGATCGCCAGGGGGAGGGCAGTGACGATCTCGCTCATCGTCGCTTTATCTTGCTCAAAGTAGGTGGCGCCGGTGTGTGTAATTGCGAGCTGATAGTTCCCGATCTCGACGACATCCACCAAAGCAAACAGTGAGATCAGGTCTAGCCCTTCGGCTCTACCAATCTCAGTATTTGGCGCGTCATTCCCCTCATCCAGAATGGCTGCAAACTCTTTGGCTTCTTCGTGAGTACTGAAAAGCTCAAGTATTTCCGCCGACCAAATTTTATTCTGATCGCGATGTACCAACGTATCTGGGGAGCCTGGGCTTCCCAGATAATAAGCGTGCCTGTTCGCGAGAGCTTGAGTGTCCGGATGATTGGGGCCGCGACGTATTATCCAAGCGCCGTTAGGGCCCTTCCTGCTGATATGCGGGATGAGGACATATTGCTTGATGGTTGGCTCTTCATCGAACGGGTTGTACGGCAAAGCAGGGCGCCCCAAATTCAAAGCTGTTGCTCCGCAGGTAAACCTCACGCGATAGCTATCTGATGATTCCCAGACTCCTACAGGCTCGTACCTGGCCATCAATCGAATTATCGCAGGTATCAGCACCTGGGATTTCTTGCCCATCATGGGCGCCATTCGAAGGAGCTTTTTATCCCGTACGCTGATTTCTTCCGCAGGAACTGGCTCCAGGTCTGCTGCGGTAATCTCAACGAACTCCCACTCAAGTAGTCCTTCTTTCTCTTGCGCCGCTAGCTCATGCAGTCGTTCGGGCTCCATGTACAGTTGCTCTGCTCGTAACGGTATCGAGTCTGTCTCTCGCGTTGCTCGGCCGGCGCCGGGGTCTGGCTTAATTGAATCAATCGCCGATCTCCATCTGCAATCGGGCTTGGTCCAGATAAGGATTGCGTCAGGGAATACCACACCTGATGTGCTGCTATCCGGAGTTCCAAAGTAGTAGCGAACATACTGGAGGGCGCCGAAGAACGTCTTCGTTATCGTCGGAGGCGCAGGGTGATTCCCTTCAATGAGCTTGTACTCAAGGACAAGGTCCAAATCTCCGCAAGTTATTGCACCTCGGGCATACGAGCCGACCACCCATAGCGAAGTAATCTCGAGCTGGGACGTCACTGCCTTGTTAAAGAAGTCTCTGTGAGCGATAACCCGTGTGGATGCCTCGTCTAGCCTCTGGCAGATCCGCACGAGCTTTTTGGTGAACGATTCGCGTGGATCACGCTTTTCAGCTACGGCCATGCTCTCATCTCTACAGCGGCGCCCAGGGAAGGGCTTGTAAATTCACCGTATCACTCGGGTCAGCTAAATCGCCATTAGCAGACGGTATAGCGATCATTCAATCTACAGGTGTTTTTCCATGGAATAAAAAAGCTCGGTATTTACCGAGCTTTTATGCTTTCAGAAAACTTTTTTCATGCGCATTCTGGAGCACGCTGGACCTCTTGCGCGATCTCAGCACCATGGTCAATCTCTGCCTTCCGCAAGTCATAGGCCGACTGGAGATTCGCCCAGAACTGCGGGCTTGTATCGAAACATGCCGCTAAACGTAGGGCTACGTCTGCGCTGATATTGCGGCGACCATGCACGATCTCCAATACTGTTGGAGGAGAGACATTCAATAGCCTCGCCAGAGCTGTTGGGCAGAGGTCCATTGGGTTGAGATATTCCTCGATGAGAACTTCGCCCGGGTGGACAGGGCGCATACCGTTAGTAAACACAATTTCACCTCAGTGGTAGTCTACAATTTCAACGTTTTCTGGCCCAGTAGCACCCCAGATGAAGCAAATTCGATACTGATCATTAATTCGGATGCTGTGTTGACCTTGTCGGTTCCCTTGTAGTGCTTCCAGCCGATTACCGGGCGGAGACTTCAGATCCTGAATGCTTGTCGCCGCATGGAGCATGTTCAATTTCCGCTGTGCCGGCATTAAAATTGCTGCCCACCTTCGTGAGAGCCCTGTCGTAAAGAGGCTTTGGGTGTCGCCGCAACGGAAGCTGATGATCATTATTAACGCTTAACGTTAGTCGTTAATGGGGATTGTAGCGTCACTACCGGAAGTCAAGTGCAATCCCGATGAGTGGTAGCATCGGTTGATCCTCCCCCGTACTCGCGCACCACGATGAGCGCTTGTGCACCATCAAGCAGCTGTCAGAACATGCTCGGGCATTTGTAGAGATTGATCGTCGAGCTATTCAGCTCGGCGCTACCAGCCAGGTGAAGCGTTTGGGTGGTGGCTCACCGTCTCTTGAGCATGTCTTGGACATCACTTGCGTAGCTACTGGCAGATTCAGCGGAATCGTATGCGTCATCAGCAGAGTCCCTAGCTTCCCTGGCGAAGTATACGGATGCGCCAGCTAGTATCAGCGTGACCAGGTTGGTTGCTATCAAAAGCTTTAGCAGTTTATTCGTGTCCATATTGCCTCCCATTAGAAGCATGACCAATATCCAATAAATTATCGCGTCAGCCGGTCTGTGGACGATTAGCGCGCTATGCCGTCTGTGTCGGATCCGTCTTTCGTATGCCCGAGCATCTAGGATATTGAGAGCAGCCGAAGAATGTCCTGCCTGCGTAACGTCCCTTTCTCGCCGTACGCGGAACTACGCTACTTCCGCAAAGTGGACACAACCCGAGTTGCCCCCAATCTGAAGCAGCTGGCTTCGGGGGGAGTAAAGCCTGGGCGGCTTCGCGTTCTCTGCGATCCCGGGCTTTAGATCGGCCGCTGAAGAAGGAATAGATGGCTATCCCAGCTCCGATTATCAGTAAAAAGATGAATCCGCCGGCGC